GGAGAAGAAGACTGATCATTTCGATACGCTCCCGCCCGCGGACAGATACGCGTCGCGCAGATGCTCAAGTTGGTTCTCATGCTGACCATAGCCGGCACCCGGAAGACTCGCCCAGACGTTCGCGACCTTCGCGACCGCCTCATCGAAGCGCCCGGCGTCGATCAGAGGCAGCGCGCCATGCTCTTTCAGTTGCTGGAGTGCATACCGGTCCTGAGAGATCGGCGAGAAGTCACGCAAATACATCTGCGCCTTGTACAGCCGCCACCAGCGATTTAGGATCTGATAGCGCCCTGCGGCTGTCGATCGCAGCGCCGAATTTAAGATGTTCGGATGGTCCGCATAGCTCTTGAACAGAAGAGGCTTCGCAGCCGTCGAGCCGACAAGCACGTTGTAACCATCGTCACTCACGGCGAGCAGCGGCGCACCGATCTCGCTTACAGCGATCATGTCGAGAAACGCGAGACGGTTTTCGCCGCCCGCCGTGCCGACGTCAATTCGCGCCATCTTTGTGCTCCCGAGGCGGGCGCTGAACGACGCGCGCGAGGATGAACAGAACGCTGCCAACGATCGGCGCCCACTGCTGGCCATTCTTCGGAAACCACGAGATAAACGACGGCATCACGTTCGGCCACTGATCCGCAGCGAGCGGAATCAGCGAATACACGAGCGCGAGAAACGCCGCGAGACGAATCGACGCGAATTTGTACGCCTTGCGCCAGTCGTCAATCAGGATTTGCTTCATTTCGTCCACCCTTTGATGCCGGGCCGATTGCCGGCGCTGTTTGCCATCAGTTGATCCTTCAACAGATCGATCTTCGCGTTCGTGTCCTTTACGCTCTGACTAATGTCGCGAAGCTGGTCGCGCATGTCGGAGCGCTGTTCCTGCATCGCGCTCTCGATGCGCGTGAAATGCGCTTCCTGCTGCTTGTCGTGTTCCTCGAGCGTGGAAACACGCCCGAGCAGCGCGATATAGACAGTGACCAGCGCAATGCCGGCGCCGATGATCCCGGTCACCAGTGTTTGGACGTTCACGGTCGTATCGAACCAGCGGGCGTTTTGTTGAACGTCGGCCATGCTCTCTCCTTATTGGGGGGACGCATTGAACATGCACCCGTCCAGATTTACGACCGCGCCAGCGCTTCCGCCCGGCACGTTCGGCACGACGTTCCCGTTGATGTCGACGATCACCTGTGCAAGCGTGTTAGCCGCGGTGATGCAGGCAAAGACTCGCTGCTGCGCGGGTCGATAGCCGGCAGGAAGAACGAATGCAGGAGCACCGAGTGCGGAAGCACCGGCCGTGCAGTTGCCGCGAAGCTCTACGAGGCCGCTTTCATACTTCTTGTAGCCGACCACATGAGTGCCAGCCGTCCACGTGTTCGAGAAAGACGAAACAGTCGTGAACGGCGCCGCGCCGACCGAGAAAGAGCCGACGTTGTAGTTCATGCCGACATCGATGTCTTTCGCTGTCGCGTCCCATGCGACCGACATGTTGAAGCCGGAGTTGTTCTTGAACGAGCCGCCGACCCAGTTCTGATAGGTCGATGTTCCGCCGCCGAGCCCGGCACCCGAGCCGCCGCCGTTCAGCGCGATCCAGTTGCCTTCGACCGCGATGTTGTAGCAAAGCCCCTGATGGGAGAACTCAACGTTGGTCGTGTATTCGATGTAGCAGCCCGTCACCTGAATGCTCGACGATCCAGCAGCCACCGAATAGACGTTTCCGCAGCTCTCGAAATCGCAGTTCTGAAGGACGATGTTGTTCGTCGCGCCGTCGAGTCGCAGAACGTTGGTGCCAACAGCGAATGCGCTGCACCGGTCGAAGATGATGTTGTGCGCGGCCGTGTATGAGTAGACGGCGTAAAGAGACGTGCTGACCCATTGACAGCCGATGAATCGAGTCGCAAAGCACGCATTCAGCGTAACGCCGTTCTGGAGCGCACCGAACGTCACCTTGTCGAAGATGATGCCGTTCATGTTCAGGCAGGCGAAACCTATGTGATTCACGCCCGGCGTCGGCTGAACCGACATCGACTTGATCACCATATCGACGCCGCCCGCCGCGGAACTGCCCGCGCCGAGATTGAAGATCGCGCCAGTCGGCAGCGACGCGCCGGCTTGAATCACCGTCGCGGAGCCGTCGCCATACAGAATCAGCGCCTTCGAAGCGTTCTTCGGAATCTGGATGGCGAAATTGACGACGTACTTGCCGGGAGGGAAGTAAATCCGCGTGCCGCTCGTGAGCGTCATCGCATAGTTGATCGCAGCCTGGATAGCGGCAGTGTCATCCGTCACGCCATCGCCGACCGCTCCGAAATCTTGCACATCGACGCGATTCCTGACCCGGTTCCAGAGCTTCGAACCGTATGCGACTTTGACGTCTGTCACGGTGCCATCGGACGGAGCGCCGGTGAGCCGCGCTACGCCACCGCGGACGTACACCTTTTGTACTCCTACCGGAATAGGAGAAATGAAAACGAGAGCAGTGCCCGAGAGCGAATACTGGTCCGGACCCTGGTACGCTGCGTCGAAGAAGACTTCGATGTTGTTCCCGGAAAGGTACTGATTAGCGACCGTCAACACGGTCGTTACGCCCGGCGCGAAGTCGGTGCCGGAAGAGAACGTTTCGACGGTCGGACTCGCGGCGAGCTGCGCGATCGAATCGGCCGTCAGGAACTGAGCCGTCAGGACGGACATCGGCAACGCGCGCGTAACGCCGTTGGCCGTTTGCCACATCGGAAGCTTGTCGTCGCCAGAGAAAGAACTCGCGACGCACAGATCGTTGATTGTTGTCATTTCGGGTCCGAGATGGCGCCGTACTTGCCGGCGATGATGTCTGCGTAGATCTCGCGCCCGTAGGCCATCGAGTCATTCGGAGACGCGTTGAACTTGACCGGCGTCTCCCCGAGAGCCGGAAACAGGACATCGACGACGATCATGCTGTGCGCCGCATCGAACCAAACCGGATTGGCAACCGACGTGTATTCCATCATGCAGTTCTCACGTAGAGGCGGATGTCATTCGGCCCGAGACCGGTCGCGAGCGCTTGCCATGTGCCCGGAAACGCGGGAGCTGCGCCGACCGTGTTCATCAGCGCGCCGACTTGCTGGTTCTGCATGATCGTGACTAGGCTCGCGACCGTGACAGCCAGCGAGTTATTAATCAGGAGCGGCGAGGACGGTAAGACATATTGCTGATTGATCGGATCCCAATGCAGATTGCGCGTCCCATCGGCAGTAACAGCGACAATCCCTCCGTTGGCGATGAGATTGCTACCCGACTGAATATCCGAAGAAACCGTCGAAATCTTGCCGCCTGAACTGATGAAGTCGGTCGTCGTGAGACCGCCAGTCGATGTGACAGAGACACGCCCGAGCTCGGACGTGTTGTCTGCGTTGATGTTGCGAAAGACGAAGCCGCCAGGACCACCGCCCTTGTTGTTCGTGAGCCACGTCACGCCGTCGCTGGCGTCATTCCAGCTCATCCATCCGCCGCCGCCACCATTGGCAGGGCTAACAGATGGCCCCGATGCACGCAGGTACTGGAAATTTCCCTTCTGAATATCGAGGTAATAGCGCGTGCCGTCGTTGCCGACGATGACGAACGGGATCGTCTCAGGCGACGTGTTGTCTGCCGAGTTCTTGACGTACATGCCGAAGTTCGCCACATACGCCTGATTCGTCGACGCACCAGAACGCGCGCGGAGTTCGGTCAGGCTGCCAACGCTCTGCACGGTCGTCGTGACCTGCGTCGTCAGAGTCGGGTCGATCTCGTTCAGCGACGTAAAGACCGTGCGGCCCGCGGAGTCGAGTACCGTGATCGAGTACGGCACTTGGCAATACATGTGAACCTGCGCGCCAGCCGATACCGCGCGACCGTGAACGGTGCGCACCGGCTGAGCAATGACGGTCGTTTGATCGACGTCGGAATAGACGGTCTGCGGATAGGCGACAGGATCGAGTCCAGGCTGACCGATATAGATCGAGCCGGATTCGAGCGGAAGCCCGTAAATGTCGGAAAAGTAAGGAAGCGCACGCGCCTCGCTTGTGGCCATAGCATTCTCCCAGTGGTAAGCGAAGCGCCCCGAAGGGCGCTTTCCTGTGCTGCTTGCTTACGTCTGGTTGAAGAGGATGACCCCGCACATCTCAGGGTTCGTTACCGAAGTCCCCCAGAATGCGTCGACGCGATACAGCGATTTGTACGTCTCGATGTGCGCCTGCTTGGTCATCACGATCTCGATACCCTGATCGGTCGTGCCGCGCATAACGGCGAGACCTTGATCGGCCGGCACTGCGAGACGACCCGGCAGGATTTCGACCGCTTCCTTCTTCCAGAAGCAGTTCACGCCGGTCGAAACCGTGTTGAGCCACGTGATCGCCGCACCCGATGCCGGGGTTGCCGTCACGTTTTGATACGCGAGTTCCGCGTCGGTGCCGCCCTGACCCGAGATGATCGCCGGGGTGATCTGGATCGTGCCGGTGCCACCCGCGCCCGAAACGATACTGACGACGCGGAAGGTCTTCGGCTGACCGGTGTCGACCTTCGTGATCGGGTGGACGTTGTTCACGCCCGCGATCGTGAAGGCGTCGCCCACCTTGACCGTGCCCGACGTGACGGTGATCGCCAGCGCTTGGATGCGGTTGTCGACGTTCGATTGCAGGGGGCCGCTCGGGCTTGCTGCCAACGCCTTCGGCGTGGTGAACTGGTTCGCGCCGTTGACCGTCACCGTCACGCCGGCCGCAGCCGTCAGACGCGCGATGTAATCAGCCTTCAGAACGCGCTCGAAGCCGGCGACCTGACGGCCGACCGTTGCCATTTCGAACGCATCTGCGGCCTTCTGGCCTTCGACCAGATACGCGCGCGATGCGAGGTTACCGGCCATCGCGTTGTAGTCACGCGAGCCGAATACCGCATAGCGCCCGTCGTAGTCGATACCCGATTCGTTCATCAACGAATCAGCTTGCGCAAGATCGTCGAAGCCGGTCGCGGCGACGGTACGCTTGACGACGAGCGAGCCGAGCGTCGAAACGGCATTCACGACCGACAGGTTGATGTCCGACGCGATCTTTTGCTTCGCAGCGGTGCCCAGGCGATTTTCTTGCAGCGCGTCGCGCAGTTCGGTTGCGTCCATCGTCCACGGCGAGCTCTTGATCGTGTCGATCGCTGCCGGGATGGTGAGCTGCGTCTTGCCGACGAAGTTGGCCGTTTGATCGAGGCCCGAGAACGAACGCGCGATGTAGGGCATCGGGCGGCGGATGATGTCGCCTGCGCGAGCCATCATCGTTTGATCGTTTTGGAACACGGTGACGGCTTTCGACATGACCAATTGGTCATTGAAGCCTTCGAGGAGTCGTTCGAAAGCGACGCGCTCTTCCTTCGAGAAGGAGTTCGCGGTCGACAGAAAAGGAGCGGACGGAGGATTGCTCATGACGTGTAGTCCTAAATAAGAGACGAAAAATGAAAGGCGTCGAAACGCCACAGATTTCGCATCCAGCTAGAACTAACGCCTACGCGCCGATGGGCTGAGATACGGTGGCTGCCGGTAGCACAGAAGGAATGTCTCTTATGTGCGTCAGGCAGCGTTTCACCGAATGTTACTACTTTAAGTTATGTGAATCAAGGATACCTAAGCAGTCAGCGAATATTGTGTTGCTTCTTGTAGGCAACGACTTCGGAATAGTCGCCCGTCCGAGCGGCTTTCTCGCGCAGTCGGTCGAGTTGCGAACTGCTTGCAACGCCCGAAGACGACGAGCGTTCCGACGACACGCGCGGCTCCGGCGCGGGACGGCTCTGTTTGCGAGTGGTCAAGTTCAACTCCAGTTTGGCAATGGCGACGGTGAATTTCACCGGATCGCTGATCTTCGACAGTTCGATGAGGCGCTCGGGCGACTTCGACAGCGCATAGACGAGCGTCGCCGGGTCATCAGCCCCGCGCATGAGCAGCCCGCTCTGCGTCTGGTTGAGGATGCCGCCGACTTCGGCTTCGGCTTCTTGGAAGTCGTCGACACCGAGCGCATCAGCGCGCGCCTTGTACGACTTTTTGAAGTTTTCGAGTTCTTCCTGCTCGCGGCGCTGCGCGTTGAGCTTTTCCTGGTCGGCGCGGTCCTGCGCGACCTTCTGCTCCATCCACTTGTCGTAGGCTTCCGAGAAGCGCGACTCGTCATAGTCGTACTGATCGAGCGTCGGCTTTGCGCCGAGTTGCGGCTTTTCCTGCGGGAGCTTCGCGCGGATCTCTTCGAGCTCGCGTTCCAGGCGGCGCTTATCCTTCAGCGCGGCATTACTGATTTCGCGAAGCTTTCGGAACGTGAGGCTTTCGCGCTGCGGTTGGTCTGCGCCTTGAGCACCTTCGCCTTCCTGCTGGCCTTCGCCGCCGTTGTCGACGATTTCTTCGACGTCATCGAACAGTGCGGGACCGGTGTTTTCCGGCTGCGTCTGCTCGCCCTGCTGCCCTTCGTTGTCCTGAGCGCCGAGGTCGGGTTGCTCGATGATTTCTTCTTGCATTGACTCACCTTTTAGTGGGTGGAAACTCCCACAAGTATACGGGATGTGGTTATGATTGAGAGGCTATAACTAATTGAAAAGAGAGGGGGAATATGAACGAGAAAAAAGAGGCGTATCCGGTCGGGGAGGTTGAAATTACAGAAGACGGATATGTAGGAGTCAGATGGCTCAAACCAGCGCCCGATGAAGGAACGCCGCTCTACGTGGTCTCTCCAGACAAGTCAGCGAGCGATGTGCAGCCGATGGACCTGACTCGCGAACACATTAAATACTTCTTAGACGCATGGGAAATGAACGGCGTCGGGACCGCTATCGCAACAGTGCAGGACAGCCCCGGCACGGTCGTCACACTGAATGCGTATGAACTCAGACACCTTCTCGCTGCATTGACCGCGAGCGACAAGCAAGAGACTTGCGGGGCATGCGCCGGAACAGGCCGAATGGTGCGCGATCCTGACATTGGCACGGATCAAGAATGCTTTGTGTGCGATGGGTCAGGAAAGGTGTCGGCATGAGCATCATCATCTTCGCCTGGTTCGCGGCCTTCTGCATCTTCGTGCTGCCCCCGAAAGTTGCGTGTGTCGTTTTGCTCTGTGCGGCCGCGCTTCGAGTCCTGTACGTTACGCGCGAGTCTGCGATCGACGCAGCGGCTGAAGTCGCGAGAATGCCGGGCGAGATCATCACGGATTGGCGCCGCAATGGAATGTCCGTGCTTCGCGTCGTTCTTTGGTGGGCTGCTGCGCTATCGGCATGGCTGGCGGTCGTCTGGTTCTTCAAAATTCCGTTTTGAGAGAGGAAGAAAATGAACGGAGCAACACTCCGCATCGCGCTGGATTTCGACGATTATCGCCAACAAAGCGTCGCCTACGTAATCAGACTGTCTGAAGCCGTCATCAGGGAGATGAAGCCGGTTGATGTATGCAGCGATCCAATGTTCGTTCTGGTGTCCGGGCCTCAGGCCGTTACGGAGGCGTACTACCAGCGCCAAACCAAGATCGATCGCGAGCGCCTCGCGAAGATGATTTCCGAGCAGGTGACGGCTTCTCTGATGGATTACATGGAAGCGCGCGACACGAAGAACGGGTACAGGAAGAACGATAGATGAGGAATTTCAACGTTATCCGAGACGGCATGGACGTCCGCGCTCTGGCTCTCGCTGTGTCGATGGACCCGGCACGATGGGAGGCAGACACCTATCTCCGCAAGTACCCGCAAGGTCCGTTCGGCGATACCGACACGATCATGCTGCGATTCCCGGAAATCGCATCGGGCCTCACCGACGAGCAGATAGAGCTGTACAAGCAGAACAAGCTGCCCGGCTACGATCAGCACGAGTCGATATTCTGGCCGTCGTGGGATGCGCTGCCGCAGGCACACGATTTCGTGTACGACTTGGCGCGGTTCACGCGCGCGACGCGGGTCGGCAGGGTAATGATCAATCGCGTGCGTCCGGGCGGCCGGATCTTCCGTCACGCCGACACGCCCGAGCATTGCCGGTATTGGCGCAGATTCCACTTAGTAATTCAGGGGCAACCCGGCGCCGTCATCATGTGCGGCGCGGAAGAGGATGGCTCGAAGGATGAAACGATGCAGATGCTGACCGGGCGTTTGTTCTGGTTTCGCAACGATCTATTCCATGAAGTTCGGAATGAGTCGTCAGTAGACCGAATCTCGATGGTTATTGATCTGCAAGTGAAGTAGACTGGAGTCCTCCTCTCCCCTGTTATCCTCTCAGGGTTCAGCCACCTTCGGGTGGCTTTTTTCTTATCGATTCCAATGTGAAACGGTCGGAATCACCCGAACCGTCTGCGCGACGTGCGCCTGATGCCTCTTGCGCTCGGCAACGTTCTTGAAGTGCGACATTGCGACCGACGTGTACCGGAAACTATCCGCCGCGTGAGAATGCTCGTCGTGCTTCGGATGACCTGCCTTGTTTCGTGTGTAGCGGCGAAGATGCTCAAGCAGTTCGTCAACTTCGTCCGAGTCGGAAAAGAACGCATTCTTGAGCGCAGTGCGCGCCAGCTTGATGCCGGGCTCGACCCCGATGTCCGGAACCGACTCGACTTGCCAGCCAAGGTTCTCGACCGTCTTCTTCGTCGTCAGGCCAGTCTGCACTGAGCGCGTATTGCCATCGTGCGGCAGCCAGATAACCGTGTTCGACTTCTTCCAGTTGTTGTCGTCGAGCCATTGGCAATAATGGCCGATGTCGTAATTGCTATCTTCGTGGAAGCCGACGACGCGAAGCCCGCTCATGTCGGCCTGCGAGATCGTGATCGACATACAGTCGTTGATACCCAAGTCGAATACGGCATGATTCGTCAGCACCGGATCGGGCAACAGCGGCCGGATGCGATTCTGAGTCGATAGAGCGTGCATCTCGCGGCGGTAGATCGCGCCAGACAGCGCAGACTTCGGAATCCCTTCCCATATGTGGTCGTAGTTGTCCGGATCGTCTAGGAGGAAGCGCTGCCGCTCTGCTTCCATCGCAGAGTTCCAGAACGGGTTCCGGTTCCAGTTCACTTCGACGACGCGCGCGCCGGGCGGCTTCTTCTTGATGAACATGGTGTACACCGGGTCGGTGTCCATCTCAGGATTCATCGAAAACCAAATCTCGGATGTGTCCTTTCGAATCGTCGGCAGGAAAAGATCGAGCGAGTCTTTCGATAGCGCCTGCGCTTCTTCCCCCCATGCGATGTCGATGTCGTTCAGCGACTTGATCGAAGTCGATGTCTCGTCGCTCAGACCGCGAAAAATGAACTTGCTGCCATTCGCGCCGACGATTTCCTTCACCTTGATGGTGAAGAAGTCTTCCAGCCCGCAATCTTTAATGCGCTGCTCGATGATCGCCTTCACCGACTCGTCGATCGACTCCTGAATTTCTCGAAAGCACAGAATACGAATTGGCGCCTGTGCTGCGCGAATCACGAGCGCAGTCGCGATCGACATCGACTTAGCGGAGCCGCGCCCACCGTGATAGATGGTGTAGCGCGGCCCCTGCGAGAGCAGGCATTCAGCCCAATCGGGGAGCCCGACCGTGCCGGGCTCGAAATAGTGTTCTTCGATCTTCATTTACCGACAGCGGGCCGATTCGACTGATGCACCGGAGCCTGCACCGGAGCCGCCACGTTCCCCGCGGTCAATTGCTGCGCGTTCGGGTCCTGCGGCACAACCTGCGCGCCATGCAGCGGATTCACGCCGGGCGCCGGGGCGGCGACGTTCGCAGCAATGGCCGCGTTCGCCTTCGCATCGGCCGGGCTTTTCGGCTGGCTGTCGCTGATCTGGTTCGCTTGCCCGCCGACGCGCTCCTGAATGTGCGCGAGCATCTGCATGATCGTCCCGAGCTGCGAGGCGTTCGTGTTCGAAACGGATTCCGCGGCCTTCGCCTGATTGAGTTCAGCAGTAGAGAGCGATTGAACTGCGGAAGCCTGCGCCTTCGTCGCGTTCGCCGACGATTCGCGGGCCTGCGCGATAAGCGCGAGGGTTGCGGCGTCGGGCGGCTGGTTCGCGGCTTCTTCCTGCGCCTGCTGCATTTCCTCTTCTTCTTCCTGCGTCGGCTTGACCACGCCCGCCTGAACGAGTTGCTTGCGCGCGAACTGAGCAAGATCCTCCATGCCCTCGCCGTCGAGATTCTTCACCAGCGTCATGATCATGAGCTGCTGCGTCTGCGGATCGCCGATCACCGGGATGATCTTCGCGAGCGCGTTCACCGTGGCGTCGCGCCGACTGTTGAACGCCGGGCCTACGTCGACGAACACATCGAGGCCGGGCGTGAATGAGCGCGTGATCGTCGGCTCGCCCTTCTGGTTGAGCGAAGGAATGTTGATCTGCGTCGTCTCGGTCGTGTTGTCCTCGCCGATCGCCGCGAACTGGCGACTTTCTTCGGTGTAGACGTCACACGCCATCGACAGGTAGATCTTCCCGCAGCGCTCCATCGCTCGCGCCATCTGATCGATGAAGATATAGACCTGCATGTCCTGATGCGCCTGAACGCGGCTCACGAGCGCGTCAGACGTTCCGGACGTCACCTGACCGGCCGCCAGATCGCCGCCCGTAACATCGAGCATGTCGGCCGCGGTGATCTGCACGAGTCCAGCTAGAGCAGGCGGAACGTCCGGCTGCTTGATGTAGCCGACCGGGCCAGTTGCGGTGGCAGAGCCGTCCGCACCCGTTACCGGGTTGATCAGCAGATACGGATTGTTCGCGACGAGATCGCCCGCCCACGTCAGTTCGTGCCCCGCGATCTGTTCCGGCGTCAGAATCGGCTTCTCACGCGGAGTGAATGCCGTGATGTCCGCGAGCGTCGAGATCTGCATGTTGTAGAGGCGCTGCGAGTCCTTGGCGAGCCGTACCGCGCCTTGGAACCGCTCGATGCCGTCGATGATCTGGCGAATGCCGTACACGACGACAATCGGGATTTCGGTTCCGGCGATGTAGCCACAATCCTTGATCACGCCGCAGCCGTCCATGAAATACTTGCGCACGCGCTTGCGGTTGCGCTTGCCGCTGCGCACCTTCACGTAGCCGATCGACTTCCAGTGTTCAGCCTGCTCGGCGGCATCCTCGCGCGACTCCGCGTCGAGTCCGGCGTACACCTTCTGCTCGACGCCCGAATGCGGCTCGCGCCACACGGAGAAGTCTTCTGTCTTCTGCTCGACTTCGTAGTACTCACCGATATAGACGGCATCGTTCGTAAACCAGTCGAACTGTTTAAGCGAGCGCACCTGTTTGAAGCTCGACGGCCGTTCCGCCAGCGTGACTGCATCGTTCAGGTATTCGTCCGTGTAAGTGTCCCAACTGATCGGGTTCAACACCGTACACCATTTGGCGTCCGACTTGTCGAGCTTGCGGCTATCCGGATCGAAGAAGACGGAAATGTCCGCATCCGGAATCGGTTCGAACAGGATGCGTTGGGGCGCGTCGTCGTCGTATTCCGTCTCCGCGCGCTGGTCGTAATCGTTCGTCAGACGCCATGCACCGACGCCGCCCGAGCACGCTTCCTCGAATGCCTGCACGTAGACGTCCTGCGCGCCGCTGTATTGCTCGTCGGCACGATAGACGATGCGCAGCGCGTCGAGGTCATCGGCGCGGCTGTCGTCGTCGCTGGCGCGGAAATTGACCGTCATCGCATTCGCGCGGTATTCCGACACGATGCGCCGGACGGCTTTCTGAACCTTGTTGACGACGAAGCGCGGCCGGTTCTCGAACTGCTGACCGAGGCCGCCTTCCCATTGGGCGCCGTCTACAAAGGCGAAGCGCCGGTCTTCGAGCGAGGCTAGGCGAATCTGCTGTTGCGTCGCGTAGCAGCGATCGAACCGATTGGTCGCGCGCTCCCAGACCTTGTCGAGTCGTTCTTGTTTGGTCACAGCCATTTGGCAAATTTCCGTTCAATGGGTTCGAAGCCGCGGCGCTTGAACAGAGCCGTTGCCGGGAATGCCAGCTTTTCGCCGGCCATGAAGAGGTTCACGCCCCGGCGCTTCAGCTCGCGCTCGGTCGCTTCGAAGAGTTGCAGGCCGATCGCGGCGCCGCGCCGTGATTGCTCGACGAAAAATATGTCGCCGACCGCCTCAAAACAGGTCTGATAGTGGATGCCGGGACGGACGAACACGACGAAGTAGGCGACGATCTTCCCTTGCAGACGCCCAATCATCATTACGAGCTGGTCTGCATCCTGCATCGCGCGATAGAGCGAGACAGCCGGAACCAGCGGATAGCCCTTCTTCTTGTGCAGGCTGATTTCGTCGTAGTGCTCATGAAGAAGCGGCAGCAGTTCGTCGTAGACGTCCTGGAATCGCTCGACAGTGAAAACTGGCTTGATGTCCATTCGCAGTCCTACCGGCTCTGGTTAAACTGATTCGCTGCGGTTGCGCCACCAACGAAGCCCACTTTCGCAGCAAGCCCTTGGATGAACGCGCGTCGAGCGGCGAGAGACTCGTAATTGCGCAGCGCGGCTGCCAAGAGTTTACCGTTCGACAGCAGCTTTGCGGCGTTCTCGGTTGTGATCGACGAGACCTTCTGCGTGATCGTGCGCGACAGCGCGCCGGTGATTGCGCCTGCTGCCATGCCGCCCATCGTGCCGACCGGGCCGAATGCGGTCCCGACGCCACCCGCGATCATGGCTTGCACGGCGGAATCCTTCAGCGCCGCGCCGAGGTTCGAGCCGAATCGGCGCACGGCGTTTTGGTTCTGCGCCGTGTCGCTGCCGGCAATCTTGCCTGTCTTCGCGTAGCTCGTCGTCTGCCGCAGCAGATCGTCCGAGACGTTCGCGAACTGCTTCGCATCTTCGTTCGCCATAAAAGGCGCGTACTTGTCTGCCGTCGAGCGGAACGCGTTGCGATTGAACTCGGTCTCGCCGCGGCTGTTCAGGTTGCGCTCGGAGACTTCGGACATTGCGAGCTCGCGCGCCTTCTGCTGGCGCAGTGCAATCGCCTTGGCGCGGTCGGCGGCTTCCATGTTCGGCAGCAGCTTGTCGAGCGCTTTCAATCCGCTCGGAGAATCGGCGTTCTGGATCGCTTCTTCAGCCTGTGCGAGTGCCGTCTGACTGGCCTTCTGCGACTCGATCGCGCCGACCTGTTGCGCGTGCGATTCGTGCAGTTCCTTGTACGCCGGCGATTGAGCGTCGAGGATCTTGTGGAACTCAGCCTGCGCGCCCGCGTGCTTCTCGCTAGATGCCAGCGCGCGGCGGATGTATTCCTGCCCTTCGCCGGGTAGTCCGGTGAGGTCGTTCTTGTTCTCCAGGTGGCGCGCGAGATCGGTCAGCGCGTCAAGCGTCGTCGGATCGACCTTATCAGCCGGCCGAATGCCCGGCTTCATCTGTTCCGCCTTGATGCTGTTGATTGCGGACACCAGCTTGCCCGGATCGACTTCTTTCGATACCGGGTCGATCGCACTGTAAAGCCGCTGCTGAACCGATTGCATGGCGTCGATTGGCCCGGACGCGGCTGCGTAGTTCGCCCGCGCCTTGGCGTAATCGGGGATCGCGCTATCCAGCACGTTCACATAGTCGTTCTTCAGCGTCTGAAGCGTTTTCACCTTGCCAGATTCGCCGGCCTGCGCCGCCTTGCTGATCAGATCGTCGATCGAAGATTTGACGTTGAGGAGACCGCGCCCGGAAATCGTTCCGTTATTCACGAGCGCGCCTTCGCCCCGATCAAGAGAATCGGTTGCGGCACTCGCGAGCGCTTGTTTCACAGTCGGGCGCTCAAGAATCGACTTCAATCCCGGCGTGTCAGTCGGGATTCCGGCGCTCGCAGACAGAAAGTCATCAGCCGCCTGCGCACCGCGCGCCGCTTTCATCGCTTCGAGCTGCTCAGGCGTGCCGATGATCTGCTCGAGCGTATTAGCCGCATCGGCTTGTCGCGCCTTCTGCAGATCGTCAAACACGGTCGAGCCTTCATCGCGCGCCATGCGTTGCGCGAGCTTGACCGGCGCTTCGAATTGCGGCGTCTGCAACTTCTGCGCGATGGTCGTATCGAGCGGCTTCACTTCGGCCGCACCCTGCGCGGCGAGCGCGTCGCTCTTTTGCGCTGCTGCTTCGGCCGCTTGCTCGACAGCCTGCGGATTGGCCGGCGCGCCCGGATTAGCCTGCGGGCCATGCTGCGCCAGTTGATTCGCGATCGCGGCGTCATTGTCCGCGCTGGCATTGGCGAACGTCGACGGATTCGCGTTCGTGCTCGCCTTCTGAACGGTCGTCACGTTCGCATCGTTCGCGAGCTCGGCGGCGGTCGGCGTGTAGCCTGGCGTCTGCGGTGCCGGTGCCGTTTCAAGCTTCGTCGCCAGTTGATCGGGCGTCTGCCCGGATGCGTGCGCGATGTCGGCCGCAACGTGCGCATCAGCTGCATTGCCAGCGGCGGAAGTAGCCGTCGCAGCAGACGGCGACTTGCCGAACCATCCCTGCGCCTTCTGAATGGCTTTCGCGATGGTCGGATTCTCAGCGAGCGAGGAGACAGCCGTTCCGGCCACTTTGCCGAGGCCCAAGCCAGCCGCACCGGCCGCACCGCCTACAGCAGCGTCGCGCGCGATCTCTGCGCCCGATTTGTTCTCAGCGATGGCAGGCACTGCGCCGGCCACAGCGCCACCGGCGACAGCGGTCGGAAGCGATGCGCCGCCAGCCGAAACATACGGAAGTGCTTCGCCGACGACGCCTGCTACCTTGCCCGCGAGAGAGTGATTCGTGTCGCGCTCGACCTGCGCTTCGACCTGCTTGCGCGCGTTCACCGCCTGATCGGCGAAATCGTTCGCACCGACGAGACGACCACCGGCAGCGGCGATGTTCAGAAGCCCGGATGCGACGCCACCGACGCCCTTTTCGGCGATGTCGGACCATGTGGAACCGTTCTGCGCCGCTGTCGTCGGCGTCATCGGCTTGGTCGGCATCGAACTATCCGCCACGCCACCGAGCGGAGACCAGCTATTGTCTTGCTGCGGCTGCTGCGCCGGAGCGTTCGCGGGCATCGTGAGCGAGCCATCCGCGAGGCCTTTCTTTACCACGGCGAGCTGATCGGGCGTGAGCGTGCCGTTCTGCATCGCGGCGAGCGTTTGCGGGCCGATCGTCTTCGCCGACGGGTTGGCGTTTGAAGATGCTGGATCTTGCGTCTGAGCCGCGCCAGCATTGGCTTGTGACGCGCCGACGGTTGACGGCGCTTGCAACTGGCTCGGATCAATGCCGATCTTCGACGCACGCTGCTCGACGGCCTTCATGTCTTCGGGAGACAGACGGCCGGCGTTGTAGTCGGCGACGATCTGCGCATTCGGACCAGCGCCAGGAGCCACGGAAGGTTGCGGTAGGCTCACATTCACCGGCTGCGTCGTCGAGGATTGATTCACGCCTGCAACAGTCGGATCGAGGCCATACGATGCCGCGCTCGGCAACGTCTGCGGTTGCATCGGCTGCGCATCGGGCGTGTCAGTTCCGCCGCCCTTCGTGAAGTGCGACATCACACGGTTCGTGTACGCGCGCGTCTGACCGCCCCAGTTCGACGGATCGGTGCCGCCGATGTACTGAGTCACCGCGCCGGCCGCACTTCCCGTGCGCTGGATGCCCTCTTTCAGCAGATACGCAGCGCCGAGCGCCGCGGCTTCGGGCGACGAATATGGATCGATGTTGTACTTCTTGATCAGCAGATCTCGAGTCGCCGGCGTCACCTGATAGGGAGATTGAGCGCCGGCACTGCTCGTCTGATTGGCGTTCGACTTCTCGCCGGCGACACGAATGCTCGTCAGCAAGCCGGGCGGAATCCCGGCCGCCGCCGACGCAGCCTCGTCGGCCGCTGCGTAGACCGGATCCTTGTAGCTGGTCGGAAACTTCGTTGCGTCGTATTGGCTCATTTCGTCGGGTCGAAAGATTGTGCGCCGGGTTCCGTGTAGTAGCTCGGAGCCGCCTTTTTCGAGAACTGCGTGAAGCTGTCACCTGACTTTACGAACGCCGATTGACCGTTCGGAAGCTGCACGGTGAAGTCGCGATACGCAGGACCGAACGAACCGTTATTGCTACGCGCCCAATCGCCTCGAGCATTCGACCATGCCGCTTTCGAGGCGAGGAACTTCTGACGCGCTTGCAGGTATTTCGCCCATGCTTGCGGGCTGTCGGTCACGGCCGGCACGTTCTGCACCGCGCGCGCGGTCGCAGCGTCCGTGAAGTTGCCGTTGACCATGCTCGCGGTCTCTGCCTGCGTGACGAGCGATGCCGCTTCCTGCCGAAGCTGCTGCAAGCGCGACGTATCGCCAGTCCAACGGCGCTGAGCCTGATCCCACGTGGCGCCGAGTACGCCACTCGTGCCGCCGTTCTCGATCGTGCTGAATGCGTTCGCGAGCTCGCCGGACTGGTCGGAGAGCTGCTGGTTCGATTGACCGGCTGTGTATTCTGGCTGAGCGGCCGCGATCGCCGCGGGCGGCGCCGTGATCTGCTGATTCGTGAGGCCGGTTTGTGCCTGCGTCAGCGCGGTTCCAGCCTGAGTCGCATTGATTCCCGCTTGGGCCTGCGCCGGGGCGTATTGGGCTTGTGTTCCAGCCACAGAAGCACCTGCATTCGCCTTTGCGATGCTTGCCGGGACAGTGTTCTGCGCAACTGTCGCAGCGGCCTGATTGGCTTGGTTCGCATACAAATCCCCCGCACTGTTCGCGCTGCCTGCGTTCAGAATGCTCGATGCGACTTGCTTCGCTTGCTCGGGCTGCGTCTTGATCAGGTTTTCGAACGATCGCGTCTGCGCCGCGCCGGCCGCGTCGCCCGCGTTCTCCTGACGCACCGCGCGTTGTTCGAGCAGATCGAGCGCGCCCGGCACATCGTTCGCCAGCAGCCGCGCCTGCATACCTGCCACGGTCGCCACAGCATCGGACGACATGCGCTGGCGCAGGTTCACCCAGTTCGTTTGCTGCTGATTCGTGTTCTGGTTCACCTGCTGCGCATATTCGGGATACTTCTGCGCGAGCGCTTGCCAATCAGCCGTCGAGGCGTTCGGATTCGCCGACAGCGCGGCAGATTCCATCTGGAAATTGCGCTGCCGGTTGTTGTTGTTCACCTGGAGGCCGGCGTTCGAGACGGTCGCAGCATTCGCGGCGTTCGTCGCGTCGATACGAGATCCGGCCGTCGCCAAGTTCGCGCCGATCTGCTGGCCATTCAGCGCGGCATTGGCCATCTGCGTGTCGATGCCCTTGCCGATGTTCGAGAAGTCGATGAGATCGGCCATTTACGTCCCCGTAAAATAGATCGGATTGCCCGAGGCGGTCGTTCCGTATGTGGCGTTGTTAGCCGCGCCCTGCGTCGAATATGCGTTGATCCCCTGCGTGATCGCACCGAGCCCGGAATTGAACGAGTTCGCGAGGGAGCCAGCCTGAGACGTTGCGGCGTTGGCCGTCTGGTTGTTTGCCGCGGTCGCCGCATTCTGGAAGTTGCTGCTGACGCCGTTCGATGTCGCGAGCGCGCTCTGGCCGGCGCCGATCAGGTTCCCGTAGCCCGCGAGCTTGCTGCTGATGAGGCCATTCAGCGTCGAAATCGCTGTGTTGCCGAGAATGTTGCTCGTGTTCGAGCCGCGCAATCCGCCCGTTGCCGATGCGTTCGCCAGAATGTTCTCGTTCGCCGTCTGGATGTTGCCCTGATATTGCGCGCCGGACTTGATCTGATTGATCGCCGCGCCTTGGGCGTCAGTGCCGTTCGCGCCGAGCAGATCGCCGTATCCCTGAAGCCCAATCTGACCGGCCGCGAGATAGGGCTGAATCTGCCCCTGAAGCGTGTTGTATTGCTGCTGAGCGAGTTCGAGATTGTTTTGTGCGGCCTGCGACTGAGCGTCGGCCGCGTCGCTTGCTGCACTGGCCGACATGGCAGAGCTTGCCACGCCTGCAACAGCGGTCGCCCCGATTGCTGCTGCTACCATAGGTCACCCCACCGAAGATTCATAGCATCCAGATAGAAAGTAGGTTCCTGCACCCAACGCAGCGCCGTCGTAACGGCTCAATGTCAATACCGACGATTCCGGGCCGACAACACCTGAAACCATGACACCCGCGGTCGATGCGCCAGGAATCACCGCTCTCTGGTCGCTTAGCCCTTGGTGGATAAACGGAAGTTGTACTGAAGGTTTTGCAGATACCGTAATTGTCAGGGTAATTTCTACATATATCAACGTCCCGATCGACGCCCACACACCCGAAGCGGTGCCGGTTGACGGTTGCGGATCGTAACCATTCATCGCCGATCCGTTCACGACGTTTCCGATTGCGTCCGCAACGCCCGAATCGCCGTTCAGAGCGGCGGTCAGGAACATCTGCGGAACGCGCGTGAGATTCGCCATGTCAGGTCGCCAAAGGTTCGAGTTCGAGATCCAGACCGAACCACGTTACATGCTGCGTCGTGACGTGCTCCACGCGCACTTGAAGCTTGTTCCGCGTCAGACCGCCCGGCAGCCAGCGCACACGGTGATCGTATGCACCACGCGGCGCGGCAGAAGCGTATCGAACCGGAGACCACCGAATCCCATCCGGCGAGTATCGGAACGCGATGCGCGACGTGTCGCCGGCCTGCCCTGTGATGCACTTCAGTTCCGCCGATCGGAGTCCCGCAGACGCCAACGGAAGCATCACCATCGGGCTTGTCGATCGATTCATGACTGGCGCGCCGTAATGCCCGCCAGTCGTGCCATCGAGGAAGCCGACGCGGTTGTCTGCGAGGTCGCCGCACAGCCATTTGCCAGCGAAACGCACGAAGTTGCGCGCGCGATAGAACACATCATTCGTCGCGCCGCTGTTCAGTTGCGTCCAGAACTTCAGTCCAAGCCCGGTCGAAGCCGTCGCATCGAACACCAGCGTCTTGTTCGGCAGATGCACGTAAAGCAGTTCCGAGTCTTCGAACGAGATCGACTCGAGCGTGACGACCGCGATTTGATCCGTGCTGAGCTGCGCGAGCTCGTAATCGACCGCGGCCGAGCTGATCTTCGCCGGCTGATTCCCGTTCAGCATCCACACGCCATTGGGCATGTTCCGGCCGCCACCAATCCACGCGAGCGTGCGATTGAAATAGCACATCGTCTGACGCGACACACAGCCGATGTCGAACGTGTACGACTGCTGCGCTGTGAACGGGAAATTGTTGCCGCCCGTGTTCGCGAGCGTCTGCGTCGTGTTCTTCCCGAGCGCGTAAAGCTGGTTGTTCAGCTTGTAGATCGCCGAGATGCCGTCCGGATCGTATTCCGCGCTGCCGAAGTAGCCAGGGAAGAACGCCGTGTTCACCAGCGAACTGTTATAGACGCTCGTTCCGTCCGTGACCATCACATAGCCGGCGATGAAAGCCGCATCGACCACATTCGTGATGCCGATAGACGTAAGGTCGACCACAATGAAGTTCGTCAGGCTCGTCCACGTCGCATTGAACGTCGCGCCAGTGCCGCCGCCGCTCGAAAGCGTCTGCGGGATCGGATTGACCGGCCGGAACTTGTTCAGGAACGGAAAGCTCGTGACAACCTGCGCCGCCGTGATCGCACCGCCCGACACGGCCGTTACCTTCAGCGTCGCGAACAGACCAAGCGCGCCGAGCGTGATCGTATCGTTCACCGCATAGCCAGTGCCGCCGCTCGCGATCGCAACAGACGTAATCTGACCGTAACCATCGGGCGCATAGTAATAGAGCTTGCCCGCGCTGACGATAATGAGGTTGTCGAACGTGTAATCGAGCCGCACCTTCAGCCCATCATTCGCCACGGTGCCAATGCCAGTCCGCACGCCGTTCGCGTCGTACGAGTAGACCGACGATCCCTGCACGCGATACATCAGCCCGTTCCAGAGGATGCCGCCGCGGTCAGACTCGCCAGTCTGCGACGACGCTACCCATTGCGTCAGACCGCCGTGAGACGTGCATGTTCCGGGCTTATCCTTCGTCGGGATCTGGCGCAGACGCAGATTCACGGCGAAATCGCCTTGGACATTCCCGTCGTCGGTCGTGACAGTGCCGCCCGTCATCAACGGGATCGGCACGTACTGAACGTTCGCGAGCGGAACCTGGGCCATTAGATGCCGCCGCTCACGCCCGAGCCAGTGCCGCCAGCGATCAAATCAGCCTGATTCGCCACGGCGATAAACCAATCTCGCAAAGCCTTCGCCTGGAGCACATTGCTCGTTGCTGCGATCTGCGACAGAGCAACCGACACATCGCGACGGAAGCCGAACGGATCGGGCAACGTCGTCGGCGCAGTCGCCAACTCTGAGAAATGCGGGTTCTTCTTCGTTGCGGGCATCTAATGCTCCTTAGGTTACTTAGATCACAGAGGAACGGCGCGGCGAGCACGGATAACGCCGCCTGCGGTGAGCGTGCTAACGCTAAACGCAGCAACGGCAACGAGATATACCGTCGTCGTAACAAGAACACTTATGCGCACGACTGGAGACGGAGTTTGCGTACTTCCAGACCCTGCTGGCACATTGCCAATGATGGAAGTAGTCGCACCTAGCCCCGCGGTAGTTGCGGATACAGTGTTGATAGACACGAACTGCCCGGTCATCACTGTGGAAGCTGCCGGCGTGAATTGAACAACCCCGGAAACGTCCCAGTCACCAGGAGGAAGCGAGATAGACGCGATGTTCGCCGCAACGATATTCGTCAGCGAAACACCGCCCCCAACCGTCGCGGATCGATATTCGCCGATGCTGCCTAATGCGTTAAACCCAGAGATAGAGGGCGAGTTTCCTGATAGGTCCGTGTTGCAGAAGTTCGCAGGTGATGCGCCGAGCGGGTTCGTCACCGAGACAAATGAGTTTGACTTTATTTCCCCGCCAGTCGTAACGGAGTTCGCACTGATTCCGTTCGTCATGAAAAAGAAGAAATTTCCCTTGATCGAGTAGCTGATGCATCCCGTCAGATCAACGGCGCCCGTTGTGAACGCGGTATTGCCGCCGACGAAATTGTTCTCGAAAACGAAGCCTGACACCTGCCCCATGTTAACGAACCAAGTTCCATTGGCCGCGGCATCGCCTAGCCAGTTGCCCCTTACCGCAATGCCTTGAGCTTGGCAGCCAGAAAAATCCCACGCCATCGGCGCAGTCGTCGACGATCCTTCGAACGTGTTTGAATCGAGCGTGATGCCCTGGCCGCCGCCCTTGATCGTCGCCACTGATGCGCCGGCAAACGTGCATTTTCGGATCTCGACGGAATTGCAGAAGTCGTTAAGCGTTGCGGCGCTGGTTATCAGTTGGACCTGAATCGATCCGGCCGAGAATAATGTCTCTTCAATCAACCCGTTTGCCGATCCGTTGATAGACAGCAACGTCGCGGACGTGGGGCCGTTAAAGGTTCCCAGCAGGGATTTGCGAATACCGTAGAAGAGGGTATTCTGCGCCGACGATCCAGTTAGATCCACCAAGATCCCGGTGAACGACGAGCTCGTGTGAGCGACACTTATACCGTCGAGGCGGAAGCCGCTGGTCCCACGGGCAGACAGGAAGCGCGCTCCGGTCCCGGTATATATCAGACCAGAAACACCCATCAGGTTACGGACCCACGAGCTGCCGACGAACTGAATGTCGATCATTCCATCGCAAGTCAGCGAGCCCGAGCATTTAGACATGCCGGGTATCAGAATTTTGCCGCCGCCCTTCCCGTTGACATAGTTGATTGCAGCCTGAATAGCAGCTGTATCGTCGGTTCCTGTCGTACCATTCCAATCGCATTGAGCGCCGAAGTCTTTAACACTTACCGGCTGCT